AAATTGGTCGATACGCTGTTCTTCATCTTCGCTACTTGGCGCCAAGTAAATAGCAGTGCTAAGTCGATTCTTTGTTTCTCGCCTTCACTAAAAGAATCATAAGTAAATTCATCTCTGTGACGAGATCTTATAACTTCTTGGAATGATTCATCTAAGTGGAAGTGTACAAAGAAGTCTAAGATTTGTAAGTATTGGTTGACTAATTTATTCATAACCGGAAGGTATTGTTTAATGATCTTAGTCTTAATACCTGTGTCTTTTAACATTTCGATAATAACAGAATTATAATTTAAGTCATCAGAAAGTTTTAGTTTTTCTTCTAACTCATTGCTTCTATCATCTTCAAATTTTTGTAAGTCGGTACGAGCCTGTGTAAGATCCGTACCGATTTCTTTTTCTATATGCGATCGATAATCAGATATGGTTGCTTGCAGTTTCGAAATCTCTTTGGTGTTGGCAGTGAGTTTATGTACCCGATCTCGAAGCGTTGAAAGTAAGCCAGTCTGTTGCTCAATCTCCGATTCCACCCCTTGGCCTTCCGTTCCGATTTGCTTAATCTCTGCCTTCCGCCGATCCCTATCTTCTTGTGTCGATAATAAAATCGCATGTTTATGGCCGTCTGAAATGGCTTGGTCGCACACGGGACACGACTCATTCTCTTCGAAAAAGGTGATCCGCTTCTCGAGGTCGCGGATAGCCGATTGCCGATCTTGACCTCGGAGGAGTAAACTCTGCTTCCTATCCTGTAAAGATCGTAACCTTTCATCGGCTTCTGATACAGATTCATCGAGTCCGAGGCTAAGCTCACTATTCTCATTCTGTAGTTCATCGATGATATTCTGCGATGCTTGTATCCTAGATTCATAGTCCTTTCGATTCTCTTCAGTTAGTGCTGCGATATCGCGAATATACTTCTTTTGAGATTCAATTTTAGTTTTCACAATATCTATGTTGTAATCTATCTGTCTGAGTTTATCTTTTAACTGTACATTTTTTTCCTTTAAAATAATGTTCATCTTTGAAAAGACGTTAATATCGAGAAGATCTTCGATGACTTCTCTACGAATATGTGAAGGTAGTTGCATAAAGGGTATGAAAGAGGAGCTACCCAATACAACTACCTGGTGAAACGATTTATGGTTGAGTTTTAATATGTTCTGTTCAAGAATCTTTTGATATTCGCGCGAGTGAGATGACTGGTTAAGCATAGTGCCATTCTTCCATATCTCGAATACGTTTGGCTTGATTCCTCTTGATACTTTAAACTCGTTTCCACTTAAACTAAATTCTATTTCTACTAGGCAACCCTTGTTATTAATAGAATTGATAAGTTGTGTCTTATTAATATTACGGTGCGCCTTGCCAAATAAAGCAAAAGATAAAGCATCCAGCATGGTTGATTTACCTGCACCATTTTGGCCTACAACGAGTGTAGACTTATTTTTATTAAGTTCTATTTCAGTAAAGTTATTTCCAGAAGAAAGAAAGTTCTTATACCGAAGAGTTTTAAATTTTATCATGCAAATTCCAAAGCTTGCGCTTCTGTCATAAGTTCTCTTACTTGGGTTTTGATTTTATTTTTATCAAGATCTGTATCGACCGCGTCAATATACGAGTCGACAATCTCTTGGGTGTCGTCAAAATTAATCTTATCATCTTCAATACTTTCACCAGAAAACTCTTGAAAATTTTCTGCGATTTTTAATTCGTAAATATCTTGTGACTGCAACCTGTCGATAAAACGATCGAACGTAAACGTATCGGCTTTATTTACTACCACAACTTTTACGAGCTTACCATCTAAGTTTGATATGTTGTAGTTATTATAATCCATTTTGTCGTCATTGTACACTATTTTTTCAAACAAAGTGTTATTATTTCTAACTTTTTCTATTTGTCTTGTTTCGGTATCGATAACGTGAAAATATTTTGGATCGTGGGCGTCTGACCAGAAGAACTCCATTTGCGAACCTAGGTACCAAATGTTATCTCTTCGCGATGCTACGTGATAATGACCTGATAAGACTAACTCAAACCGAGAAAATAGTTTGGGATCCATCCCGTGTTTACTTGTCATACCGCGCATTACTTCAAACCCGTTGAGTTCTAAGTGTGAGCCAAGCCAGTCGGCTTTACAATCCTCTATAAACTTCATTGAGTCATCATAATTTTCAGGATTTATCCACGGCAGCATGGCAATCTTTAGCGACCCGTACTCCATAACTCTTGGTTCCATAATGATATGAATCTCATTCATAAAATGACCAAGACACTCTTTTAACGAGTTAAGATCGTTTGTGTTTTTATAATACGTATCGTGATTGCCAGGTATAATGTCCATCTTCATACCATTTTCACGCAATGGATTAAGAAAATGCTGCCTGTTATGATTTAAGGCTTTAAAGTTGACAAACTTCCTGTGATCATAATAGTCGCCCAGGTGTATGATTTGCTCGATCCCGTTTTCTTTACAGTAAGGAAAGAAGACTTCTGAGTAAAATACCCTGGCATTTTCGAGGAAGATTTCGGATGAGTTACGTATACCGCAATGTGTGTCATTTAATACTGCTACCTTCAAAAGAACCTGCCTATAATACCGTCCACTGCATGATATGCCATCCAGCCAAGAAAGCCGAAGATACATGCAAATAAAAACATTTCAATACCATCATGTGTAAGATAATAGTACTTTACTTCAAACCATAATTTTTTCATGTTAAAAAATCTGATAGATCAGAATCGACGCTTTTTGATTTTCGTCTTTTCTTTTCTTTAATCACCTCTTCTTTAATTATATTATCTGTAAATCTAACTTTTTCAATACGATCACGTAACGTATCAACAAATGCACCTACCACCTGTTGAGACGTTTCATCACCTAACTCGTTATCAATAAAGTTTTCTATTCCTGATCTAGTTAAATATTTTAATTTAATGTCTTGCTGTTTTTTCTCTTTAGCAATACGTCTTAGAAAAGCGTACCAAGTAATTTGTGTAAAGTACGCAAACGCGTTTGGCTTGCCTGTTCTTGTCGCAGCTTCAAGGTTATAGTTCTCGATAGCCTTTAAACAATTTTCTACTGCGTCCATTACCATTTCTTCGCGATATGTGTAGCGAATAAAATTAGATTTGTGAGACAAACCCTCAGCTATTCGTAGAAAACAGCTGGCTATGTAATCAGGTACGATTGGAAGAGTTAATTCTTGTTTCTTAGCTTCTTGAACTTGTGTGACATATTCCACAACAGCTTGCGAGAATTCAGCATTATTGACATAGTGAATACTTTTTCTTTGTGCGCGTGCCATGTCGCCTCCTTCATTATATAGTATATTATAAACTAGTAAGCTATGTTTGTAAATAGATTAATTTTGTTTTGAATGTAAAAAATAATGGTGTACTTTTTCGTACGTTGTGGTATAATAAATTAAGATTCTTTCCGGAGGGTAGATACCTCGTCCTTTGTCATATATTGCCATTCATCAGTATGTCCAACAGACCATTTCGGTTCTGTTTCTACACGATAGTTTTGTGTACATACTTTAAAATCAGGACGTTTTAATTTATCAGGCGTTAAACTTGAATCACGCCATATAACTCTATTATTAGGTTGAGCTGCAAATTGACCATTATCCAACATTATTACGTTAAAGCTTTTATGTTCTGGGTCGTGTTCAGAAAAGTTTATGTCTATAGTCGATCTATCCCGATGCGCGTTGTCGATAGTAAACATGTACTCACCCGCGTGCATGCTCTTGTCTTTACCGAAAAACTCACACCGACTTAGTATAGGTTTTTCAACTACAGTAAGGTCGTAATCAAAGCAATCCCACAACTGCAGAACATCAAGAGGTAGATCACCATGATCTGTCTTCCAAACGAAAGCCGACAGCGGAAGTTTATCATACAGTGCCCCGTATTCTGTAAGCAGCGTTTCGAAATATAACGCCTTGTATTGAGTTGATTTTACCGAGATCCATATACCAGGCGTGTATTCTCCATGACCGCGTTCAAGATCATACAGGTATTCTTTTCTTACTAACACATTTTCAGGTGGCAATGGATGCACTAAAAAACTCAATGATAAGTCCCCCTTGGCTTAAACTGAATGACATTCGATATAGATGAATCATTATCAATAACTAACTGCAAGTCTGTTTCTTCTTCTACTTCTTGCAATTTTTTACTTAAAAATTCATCCATCTCTTCTTCAGTTAATTCTTTTAGTTTTGCTTGTACTTCAGATAAAGATACGTTAGTTGCTTTACGTATTTTGTTAAACTTATCTGCGTCTGATAAAGCGCTAGCGTAATGAGCCATGACAACTTCAGAAGGTGTTGACTCACTTACAATGTGAACTGAATTCAAGGCAATCAAATCTGTAGTATCATCTTGAAAAGTAACATACGGCTTAAAAGTATAATAACGTGTGTTCTCTTCTAAATCATCAGTGGTTACAATCTTCATAGCGCGTCTAATGATAACGTCTGTAATACCTTCGTCTGCATCATTAGCTTCAACTAACTCACAGATAAGTTCTTCTCCACTGGTAAGCTTAAATTGTTTATACATAGCTTTCATGATTTTAACTCCAGTTGTATGGTTTTATACTCAAACTGTTCTTTCTGATATATCTTTAATCGTTCGAACGAATGCAGTAAAGAATAATTTTTACGCGTTTTCCAACTTATATCATCAGATATATCATATAGTGTAGTGTCTTTCCCATCGTCTGTTTTACGTAAACCTCTACCAATACTTTGCAACACTCTTATCTGTGACTTACTAGGTGAAGCAAAGATAATATTGTGAAGGTTCCTAATATTTATACCCGTTGAAAAGGTACCAAGTGATGCTACTATAATAGCGTCTTTTTGTTTTTCAACGATACCACGTATTGCTTCTCTATCACTAGTTGCTGTACCACCTGACACAAAAAATAATTTTCTATTTTCATTTACTTTACTATCTATCAAACTGTAAAGTGGTTTGCCGTGTTTCTCGACGTAGTTATAAAGTATTAATGTATTACCTTTAAGATCTAAGGCCAGATTTCGTATGAATCTATTTCTCTTGTCATTGGATACAATGAAGTCGATTTCATCCGGATATGGTTGTTTACCAAACTCCTTACGTATCTTTTCTGGGTACTTAAGTACGATTCGTTTAATGGCAAGGCTGGCGAGAGTATTGTTATCTTGTAAGGTTTTTGTTGTGGTAACGCGGTATATCTTACCGAATAGACCTTGGAGTACGAGTTCATGTGTTTGGGCCCCGTCGAGTGTGCCAGTCGTACCGAACCTGTATTCAGCTTCGCTGGCTTTGTTCATGATTGACATAAGTGATTTAGATTTAAAACCATGGCACTCATCACCTATCACCATTCCAAACTGTGAGTACCAATCACGCGGTAGTTTGTATATCGATTGCCATGTACTAATACATATCGCAGCTTCGAACTTCTTATCTTTGCCGGAATATATTCTGTGCATGGCCCTCTCACCACAACCATACTTTATAAAATCCGTATACATTTGTTCTACGAGTGAAGTAGTAGGTACTATGATTAAAGCCCTACCTGCCCGCGGATACTTGTACCCAGTAGTGAGTCTTTCCAACCAGTAACGCACTAAAGCGTATATGATAAGAGATTTACCAGATCCTGTTGGTGATAAGAGTATACCTCTTTTTCTATGGATCCCCGTAGAAACTGCATCAAATTGGTAATCACGTATATCAAACGGTAATTCTAGTCCTTTAATATATTCATATAGATTTTTTACATCGACCTTGTTATAGTCGTCTGGCTTTCCATATTTAGAATCGTCAAGTTCTATCTGATAGCTGCGTTGTTCTGCAAACTGTAGAAGATGTTCGTATAGTCCGGCCGGCAGTTCACCGGACATAATCGTAAACAAACGAATCTTACCGTCCCATACGCGGTTACGGTAAGCAGGCATAAACTTATAACCTGGTACATAGAAACTAAAAAACTCATTGAGCTCTTGTGCTGTACCACTTTCGCACGTTATGTGCAGGTTTGCATGATTTAGTTTCCGGACTCGAATTGTTTCCATTTTATAATATTTGATATTGTCTGATGTCGCCAGTTAATATTGTTTACAATTTCTGTTAATGTATCTATAACTGTCTTAAAGTACTGAATCTTTTCTTCAGACTTTTGGATTTCAGGGTCAGCATCATAATAATATTCCATCTCACCTTTCAATACTTTTAGCCCATTGAAAGGATCCGGGTCCCAACCTTTTTCAACTATTTCTTCGTGTGACATCTTACCATTGTACCATAGCCACTTATCTTTTAAAAGTTGTTTCTGTGCAAACTCTGCACGCTTCAACTGTAACTTGTAAGTTGATAAGAGTTCTAGGTATTTAGCATGTAAGATTGGCTGGTCACGCGAAGACTTGTCAAGTTCGTTTGAGTTTATTTCACAGTCTTTTGACCACATTTCGTGTATAGTTTTCAAATCAATCATACTATAATTATACCACAGTTATTTACAAAAGTAAACTAAATTATGCTACGTCACCAAATGCTACAAGGTTAACTACATTTAAGTCTGCAACTTCAGGTTGACCAGTTGCGTTACTATGACGAGCTACTTGTGTTAAACTTCCACTTGTTTGATGAGAGGCCTGATCTGGATCTCCAGGGTATGGGTCTAAGCCCCAGTATGCACCGGTATCCTGAGCAGCGCCTACCGACAACCATTCAGCATCTGCCATGTTATTTGTAAAAGTGTATGAGTTTGTTCCAGCGCCATCATCGGTAGTTCCTGATATATTAAAGCTCTTATGTATAGTTTGATCGTCTTGCTTCAAAGTAAAATATGCCTTTGTTCCCTGCTGTTCTGCACCACTACGTACTTTTAGTGTGTTAACTCTTATCTCACTCATGCTAAGTCTCCATACTGTTGGCCGAATATTTGAG